AACGGTCCCGCCGCCCTGGGAACGCACTACAAGGCGAACCCCGACCATAGGCAATCTAAAACAACTAAGAAAGACAATATCCCTAAAAAGCGAGGTGGGTTCAAGAAGGGTCAGGTAGGGGGTCCAGGCCGGCCAAAGGGATCGAAGGACCAGTCTACCAAGGAGCGGCTCATGGTCGAGCGGTTCCTGGACGTGATCCGCCTGTTCTCTGGGCAGGAGGCGCCGGAGGACGATGGGGTGGCGGCGGGGATCTACAAGTGGTGTATGCTACAGCCTGAGAACATGGCGTTGTACATGGACAAGGTGCTGACGATCTTCGGGCACAAGCTCATCCCCGCGAAGATGGGCGTGGACGAGAAGGAGCTCCGGCTGAAGGAGCTGGAGGCGCAGATACAGGGTAGCCTGGATCAGCAGGGCGGGCAGACCGTGAATATCATCGCACAGCACATGCCCATCCCTAACGCCCTGGATATTAGGGAGGTCCGGCGGATCGAGAGCAAGGTGTTGGAGCCGCCGGTCGAGGAAGAAAAAACGGAGGAGGCGTTCGAGGACGACTTCGACGGCGTATAATGGGATGGAAGGAGACTGAACATGGCCCGCATAGTATGGCAGAAATGGTGTCGTAGGGTTAAGGGCATCTCCAATCCCGGCAGGGACATCGCCTATGGATTTGACAAGGCCGGGAGGCGCATCGACGCAGAGATGCCTGTTTGGGTGAAGCGCCTCGTCTGCCAAGCGTTTACGGACGGGCAGAATAAGGCCAACCAGCGGATATGGAAGCCTTGGGAAGAGTTTCAGAAGGCGTTGACGACCGTGGAACGGAATGGAGAGGATTGAGTATGGAACTTGAGGTGGGTGACCTGTTTATCGTAACGCGAGGGTCGAAGATAGCTAAGAATGCGTTTTTATGGCCGTTCGGGCTATCTGGTAACGAGACAGAATCTTGGAAAGGAGGTGGGGAGCAGGACGACGAGCCGCGATACGATAGGAGTTACGGGGATCGGGTGTTCAAGGTACACGCCGTTGCCGGCCCCATCGTGGCCGTCGAGATGGTCTCTGGGTCCGAGTGGCCCGGTGGGAGGACCAAGTTCATGTTCAACACCCGTGAGATCGAAGTGTGGCCGTGTGGGCAAGAATTCCTAGATGCTATGCAGGAGAAAGGAGAAACGAAATGAGCAGGATCGAATGGCACGTGAGGAACCCGGAACCACCGCCCGTCGAGGAGCCCGACGATACGATCCACCTGGACGCGTGGTTGGTGGTGGGCGATGCGGGCAAGCTATACGTGAAGACAGAGGACGAAGACGGGTGTACGTGGTTCCTTGCGACCATAGGCGGTTATGGGATCTATTTGAATGATGGCCTGCCAAAGGAACTCGGGCTTGCCCTGGGTAGGAATAATAGCTTGAAAATATCCGAATAATTCTGGTTTACTTCTCCGCTGATCAGGCGTATAATGAAATGTGAGACCAATGACCTACTTAGGAGGAGCAAGGAATGAACAGGCGAGCATGAGCGTACTCGGAGGCGACTGGCCCGCGAAGACACCCAGCCGCCCTATACTCGGGGCGACCGGCCCGACCGAGCGGGACACCGGCCGCATTTTAAGACCCGGCCCCGGTTATCGAAAGGGCCGGGTATATTGCGGGCTGGACTGGATCGGCAACCAGCACGGTTTCATACGCCGCCGAGGCGGGTTCGACTCCCGCGCCCGCGATTAGCAGGTACGTGTGATGTCTTTGTTGGAAGGAGCAGCGCCCATAGAAAAGATGGATGGACGTAGTAATTGACTATGAGCCGTTGGAGCGCCAACTCGTGGCGCATAACGTGGACGCGCAGTATATCCTGTATGGCGGCGCCGTCGGCGGAGGCAAGAGCATCTATTTAGTCAACGACGCCCTGCGCCAATGTCTCGGCTGGTCGGGGAACCGCGTGGGGCTGTTCCGCTGGGAGTTCTCCAACTTCAAGGCTACCACCTACCAGACGATGAAACACTACATCCTGGAGGTGCCAAACCTTGTCATCTACCACAACCAGCAGGAGCATCTGGTCCGCCTGTGCAACGGCAGCGAGATCGTCTATGGGGGAATCAAGCCCAGCTCCGCGGCCACTGGCGATCCTATGGCGTCCATCAAGAGCCTCGAACTCGGCGCCGTCTACATCGACGAGTTGACGGACGTGCCGGAGGAGGTGTACCGGTTCCTATGTTCCCGCGTCGGCCGCATCAAGTGCAGGAATATGGCTACGGGGGAGATGGAGTTCCCGCCTAAACGCGTCGCATGCTCCAGCAATCCGCAGATGGGCTGGATCAAGGCGAGGTGGATCGACAAGAAGCTCCCTAATCACGCGTTCATCCCGTCCAGCGTTAGGGACAACTACCGGCTGCCGCCGGGCTACGCCGACGACCTGCGCGAGATGTGGAAGGACAGCCCCGACTGGATCGAGCAGTTCCTCGACGGCAACTGGGAGGCCGTGATCGACTTCGAGAGCATCCTCCGTGCCGACCTGCTGGCCGAGGCGGTGCGCAGGAACGTCGAACCCGGCGAACCGTGCGAGTATGGCGTGGACGTGGGCGCCTACGGGGACGACCAGAGCGTGGTGGTGCGCAGGCGGGGTATGAAGGCCGAGCTGATATGGGAGGCCCGTCAGCAGAGTACGATGGTGACGGTCAATCAGGTCGCTATGCTGGCCGACAGGGACGATCCGAGCGCCATCAAGATCGACTCGATAGGCGTAGGGCAGGGTGTGTTCGATAGGCTGGACGAGATGGGCTATCCCGTGGTGCCGATCATAGGCGGCGAGCGGCCCAACGACAGCAGGTTCCTCAACAAGCGGGCGGAGATGTATTGGACCTTCCGCAAGCTGCTGGAGGCGGGCAAGCCAGACCTGCCCGACCACAGCAAGATGCTTAACGAGTTGGGAATGATCCGATACATTCGGGCCATCAGCGATCGGAAGATCCAGGTCGAGGGCAAGAAGGAAATCAAGAAGCGTCTAGGGCACTCGCCGGACTACGCCGACGCCGTCGTGTACGCGTTCGACGGCGCAGGTGAAGAGTACATGACGAGCAGCGTAGTAGAAGGATAAGAGGAATGGCGTTGGTCCCGAAGGAGTTTGAGAAGGAAATCATAGAGGCCGTAGAAGCTGCTGAGGACCAGGGCGGAATGCCAGTCCCGCCGGAACTGACGGAAGAGTTCCTATCCCTTTTGCGTGAGATGCGACCAATAAAGATGAACAAGAAGGCAGGAGAATAGAGGAATGGCGAAGAAGGAAACGCCGACGATCGGCGAGGCGGAAGAGTTCATATTGAACAATGCGTCCAACCAGGATATAGCCAAGGCGTCCATGGCGGCCGCGTTCGCGGTGAGGCAGATGTTCGCCGCTGGCGAGACCCTGCAAACGCCGAAGAACACCGAGGACTGGATACAATTGTACGCCGACCACGTGTGGGCGTACGCGGGAATCTACGCGATCGCCAGCACGATAGCGCAGTTGGAGCCCACGTTAAAGAAGCGGGACAAGGAGACCGGCGAGCTGGAGGAGGTTAAGAGCCACAAAATCCTCGACCTGCTGAACAGGCCCAACGACCAGACTGTCGGCTACGACCTGTTCGAATCATTGGTCGTCTACCTGGAGACGTGTGGTGACGCGTACTGGGAGACCGTGTGGGGTACTGAGACGACCATGATGGGCAAGCAGGAGGTGGAGGCCAGGAGCTTCCCCGTCGAACTGTGGCCCATCAACCCTAAGCGGCTGACGCCCGAGCCGGCGAAGGACGGCCACGGAGTGGCGCAGTACGTGTTCCAGATGAAGAAGTTCGCCAGGAAGGAGTACTTCCGGCCCGATCAGATCGTGCCGTTCCACTATCACCATCCGAACAAGGACTGGTTCGGGCTAGGGAGTTTACAACCCGCCATCGACGACATCCGGCAGGACAAGCAGATGGCAATGTGGAACTTGGACTTCTTCGAGCATGGCATAACGCCGGAGGGTTTGCTTACCACCGACGAGCGGATGACGCAGAAGGAGATGGAGGACCTTGGTAAGCAGGTCAAGCAGTTCCTCGCTGGCAAGGGCCGCGTCGTCCTGATGCTAAGCCGTGGCCTCAAGTGGCAGACCGTCAGCCTGAACCCGAAGGACGTGGAGTTCCTGTTGGGCCGGAAGGAGAACAGGCAGGCGATCCTGGCGGCCCTCGGCGTACCGCCCATCAAGGTCGGACTGCTGGAGCACGCCAAGTACGACAACTACGCCCTGCAACTGGAGGCGTTCCACAGGGACACGATCATCCCGAAGGTCACGAAGATCGCGAACGTCCTCCAGAACTTCCTGTTGCCGAGGTTCCCCGACCTGCTGCCCACCGATACCGAGGAGTATGTTATCGGCTTCGACCTGACGCCTCTGCTCAAGGAGGACGAGGACAAGCTGGTCAAGCGTTTCACGATGATGATGGAGTTCGGGCTGATGACGCCGAACGAGGCCAGGGAGCGCATGGGCATG